ATACGAGATGCTCAGGAGTCGCGTGGGCTCGGAGATGTGTATAAGAGACAGAGATTTTATTTCGTTGCGAAGTATGATGTATCATATATCTCGTTATATTTTTATTTGTTTTTATTGTGAGGTTTATTATGCGGCCTGATTTGATTACGTTTAATAATATGATTTATCAGTGTTCTCATGATGGTGTGAGTTTACATGATTTTCATATGTTGTATTTTTTTGGGTCTGAGTCTTTTCGGGATGGTGCGGTGTTGCATGAGACTAGTGCTTATCCGATTGCTAATTCTGCTTTGACTATGAATTTGAGTTTTGATGAGGTTTGTGCTGAGTTGGGGGTTTGTGTGTTGGGTTTTGTAAGGGTGTGATATTATTGTTTGTGGCCGGTTAGCTCATTGGTTAGAGCGGAACTCTTATAAAGTTTGTGTGGTGGGTTCGATTCCCATACCGGCTACTTTGAAAGGTTTTATTATGATTTCGTGTGTTATTAGTATCATATTTAGGAGTTATTATGTTTTATGCGGTTGAATATGTTCATAGTGATAAGAATTTTGTTGATTCTGACGGTTTTAGGGAAGTGTTTTTGTATCGGTTTAATACTGTGAAGTATCGTGATTATTTTGTGAATGAATTTCCTCATATTCGCGATTCTATTAGCAATACTAAGGCTCGTGATATTATTGCCCGTTATGTTAGTCAGCGTAGTTCGTTGGTGTATGCTGATTTGCTAAAATGTTCTTTTCCTATGTTGTTGTCTTTGTTTGATTCTTATAGCGGTTATGGTTCATGTGGGGCTATGCCGATTTTGCAAATGTGAATATGTTGTTGTATTTTATGGGGTGGTTCTCAAGGTGGGGGCCACCCTATTTTTTGTTAGGAGATTGTAATTATGGATGTTAATACTGTGGTTACTTTGATTGGTTCGGTTGGTTTTCCGATTGTCGCGTGCTGCGCTATGGCGTGGTTTGTGAATAATACGGTTGAGAATTTCCGTGAGAGTATTGAGAAGAACAACAGTCTCATGGATGAGTTGATTGGTTTGCTTAGGAGTGATGATGTTAAGTCGAATTTTTAGTCGTGTCGCGGCTGTTGCTTGCGTGTTGTGCATGGTGTTTGTGCCGTGTGCTAATGCTGATATGAATGGTGTTGATTGGTCTTCTCATCAGTCTGTTACCGCGCCGTGTAATGTAGCGGCTGATTTTGGTATTGTCAAGGTCAATCAGGGCACGTATGTTAATCCTTATTGGAAGACGCAAGCAAGCTGTATCGTCACCAAGGGTGAGGGTATCGGTTTGTATGATTACGCGTCGGGTATGAATCCTGAAAGTGAAGCGGATATTTTTGTTTCGCTTGCTTCTGATTATATCGGTAGGGCTGTACTTGTTTTGGATTGGGAGCGGTATCAGAACGCGGCTTTTGGTAATTCGGATTGGATACGTCGGTGGGTGAACCGTGTGCATGATAGAACGCATGTTTGGCCTATGGTTTACACGTCGCGCGCTTGGGTGTATCAGATACCTGAAGATGTGCGCGCCAATTGTGGATTGTGGGTTGCTCAATATGCGAACAATTATGCTACGGGTTATCAGGCGCAACCGTGGAATGTGGGGGCTTCCGGCGAAGCGATGATACAGTACACGTCTCATGGTTTGCTTGATGGGTATTCGGGTTATCTTGACTTGAATCTGTTTTTGGGTGAGCGTTGGCAGTGGGAACGTTACGCGAATCCGAATAATGGCGCTGTGAGGAAACCTACTGTATCTCATGTGCAAGCTACTAATACTGCGCATTCGTCCAGTGCGGGTGGCGCGTCTTGCGTGGTTGTGCAGTCGGGCGATACTTTGGGTGCTATTGCGGAACGTACCGGTTTGAAACCGTACACGGCATGGCATGGGTATCGTTCGGGTAACCCTAATCTGATATGGCCGGGTGAACGGGTGTGTTATGGTGGCGCGGTTGCTTCCGTGTCGGCGCAGTCTTCATATCGTTATTATCGGGTGCAGCCTAATGATACGTTGTCCACCGTGTTTGGTTCTGATTGGCAACGTGTTGCTAGGTTGAATGGGTTGAGTAATCCGAATTTGATTTATCCTAATCAGATTTTGAAGTACTGAATCTAATATTTTTCGGCGTGTCGTGTTTTGCGGCACGCCATTTTTGTTGTATACTATTTTATGTGTTCGCAAGAGCACAGCAAACTATTAATGTTAATGAATTGAGTTGAAATGCGAGCTATTCGTAAAACCGTAACTAATTCGATTATTTCCTATTATAATCGTGATGGTGCTATTGAGACTTTCACAGTCAAGGGTATCGCCATTCGCAGTATTGATAGGGCTATCGCTGTTTTGCTACGCAATGGTATTTCCAATGTCCTTGTGGATGATATTAAGTACGAGCGTACTTCCTATGTGATGGACGCTAATTTTTTCATCGAACATGCGAAGGTTGTTTCGACTGTGAATGACCTTACATCCGATGATATTAATAATGATGATGAGAATGAGGAGTGATTTAATCATGACTGAAAATAATGTTGAAACTGTTGTTGAATCTGTTGAAAAGCATATCTGCACTTTCGACACCTCTAATTTTGAGGGTGTCAAGCGTATGCTTAACGCCAAGAACAGCGCGGTGTCGTTGAACAGCATTGGTGATAAGGCCATTACTGTTGTTGACGTGTTCACTTCCGATGGCGTTCGCGCTCGTTCCAACCCGCCTAAGCATTGCGTTAACGCGTACTTGTTTGATTCTGAGGGCGTAGCTTATTTTACGCAGTCTGAAGGTATTGTGCGTTCTTTGCGTGATATTATCGCTGTTCTTCCTGATTTGAACAAGGCTAATGGTGGTATCAAGATTCATGTTGTTTCCACGGTTAACGCCAATGGTAACACTTTGAAGAGCATTGAAATGCTGTGATAACTATTTAATGTTATCCTAACCGTGTGCTATATTTTTAGCACACGGTTTTTTATACCCTATTGAAAAGAGCGTCAAAATGCCTAGAGCTCGTAAGCCAAGTGATGAGTTGGTAAACAAGCGTAAGCGAGTGCAACGCGCCATAAAGTCCTTGGAAAAATCATTACAAAAGCCGTTGCCCGAAAGCGAACGAAAGATACGCAAGGATTACATATCACGTTTGCAAAAAGGATTGAAGCAGACATATATCGGTCGTATCAGCGACAAAGGGCAAAGACTCATGGCTATAGCGCAAGCCAATAGCCGATTGGACGTATTGGTCAAAAGAGCGCGCGAAGTACGTGGTGGTACTCGCAAGACTTTGGAACGTGAGCGTTCGATGGCGATTTTCAAGACCGAAATGCGCGCGGCCGCGAAGGGGGAGGAAAGCGTTTTTGGGCAATATGGGCGCGAGAAGATAAACATTTTCTTCCGTTACACGCAAAATATTTGGGATAAGCCTTCTGTGCCGCGTGAGCAACGTATCGAAGCAGTGATGAAAGCGTATGATGTTGATAACGTGAACGAGCTTTTCGAGCGTGTCATGTCTGAAAACAGACAGGCTTTGGATTATGTTAAAGCGTTGCATGAGGGTACGTATGAAATTGAGGATGACACAAATTATGATGGCGGCAGTCCTGAATATCTGCTTGCGGTTGACCCTGATGTAATCCGTTAGAATCATGTGGAAACAAAATTATCGTGTCGTATGCGCGTATGACACCGAAACCACTACGATTGGCGATGGAGTGTTATCGCGTGCTTTTCCGGTGTTGTTCATCTGCAATGATTTACGTGATACGAAAATCGCGGAGTATGATTCATCATGTGATGATGTGCGTTTCTACCGCACCGTGCCCGAAATGCTAGCGTATCTGCAAGACCTTATACAGTGGGGTATCACGAATGACACCGTACCCGTCGTATGCGCGTACAACCTCATGTTCGATTTGCAGCCCTTATTGCATGAATTGGCGTTGCGGTACCGCATGACGGCTAATGCGCAAACCGCGTCAAGCGTGTACACGCTAGACCTCATCGCTCCTGAGCAAGGTGATGGAAAGAACGACACCACCGTATTATTGCGTTTTTGGGATACGTTCTACCTTGAGCAGAACGGGTTGGCCGCGATGGGGGAGACGTGCGGTTTGGCGAAGGCGAAGGGTGATTGGGATTACACTCTTACGCGAACGCCTGAGACTCCATTGTCCGATTTGGAATTGCATTACGCGCGTCGTGATGTTCAGGTGATACCGGAATATCTGAAGTGGCTGCTCAAGGCCAATGCTTGGCTTGACGAAAGCATGTTCGGGTGCACCGTGCTCACGAAGACAAGTCTTGTGCGTCAAATGGCCAAACGCGAATTGGGCGCGCGTCGTTTCAGATTGTCTTCTGGAAAGACCGAAACATTGTCGCGAGCCTTCGAGCTGACTTGCAAACAGGAGTTTCCGCGCACGTACCGCGCGTATGCGTTGCGCAAAGCGTGTTTCCGTGGCGGATTGACGTTCACGGCTGCTAAAACCGCTAGTGTTGTCGTGGATAACGTAGCTAGCCTTGATGTGACTTCAATGCATCATGCGTTCATCAATGGGCGTCGTTTGCCGGTGGGTTTCAGATTCGTCAACAAGGAAATTTTGCGTATCGTATGCGACCGCATTTTGAAAAAATCTTTGGATGATGTGCTGTATTGGTATGACAATCCATTCAAGCTTGGCTTGCACGCGGCTATCAGATTAGAGAACATTCGGCTACGCAAGAATTCGTGTTTCGAGCGTTGGGGCATTGCGATTTGTCCACGCTCGAAATTCGCGAAGACAACCACGACTGACACAGATTACAGCCGTAATGACAGCGCGGTCGAACAGGAGAACAATATCCGCGCGAATGGACACATCGATAGCGCGGTCAATCCGACGTTCGCCTTCGGCAAGCTGTACGCGGCCGACAGCGTGGTGCTGAACCTGAACGAGATTGAACTGTGGAATATCGGGCAAGTGTATGATTTCGATTCCTTCGATGTGTTGTATGGCGAAGCGACCACCAAGACAATCGTTCCTCCCGATTATGTTACGTTGCAATCCAATTTGCTATTCGAACGCAAGACCGATGTGAAGAATCTTATGAAGAGGTATTCTAGGGGGGTTCCGTATGAGGGTGACATACCGGGTTCGATACCTGAGGGCATCGCCGATGACGCGCGCAGCGGAGCGTTGAGCGACAAGTTCCTTGCCGCGTATTATCAGAGCACCGTCAAAGGACAGTTCAATGGAATCTATGGGACACAGGCACAGGATATTCTGAAACCGTCGTATCTTGTGGACGGAAACGGAATGCTGAGCGTAGACCATGACACGGTATGCACGCCTGATAACTTCAACGAGAAGATACCTAAAAGGCCAAAGGTCTTGTACACGTATGGAATGCGTATCGTGGCCGGTTCACGTATGCATTTGGTGATAGCCATGGAACTGCTGCACCGCGCGTTGGGCAATCGCGTGGACGTGACGGGTGGCGACACGGACAGTCTCAAGATTCGTTGCGACCCTGATGTGACCGACGCCGATTTGCTGCAAGCCTTGAAGCCATTGCATGACGCCATAGAGCAATCGATAGATTCGACCATGCGTCGTGTGCGCGAAGTGTTCCCCGATTTGGCTAGTCCCCTGACGCACATCGGAAAATTTGAAGTTGAGGATTGTGGGGGTACGACACGGTACGCGCGGCACATGGAATTGTGGAACAAGGCGCGCGTGAGTCTAGACCATTCGAACCGCACGCATATAACATGCGCAGGTCTGCCTAGACCTGACAACATGTACACAGCCGAATCGTTCATCGATTCGTTTGTGTCGCGTGGCGTGGATTTCGCGGTTGTCGCTCCCCTTGCGTTGGGTTACAACGTGCTTGTGGATTATTCGATTTGCCACACACTCATGCGCACCCAACCTGATGTGACGGATTGGTATAAGGGTGCTGTGACCGATTACACGGGCGCGACGGCATATGTCGAATCGCCTGAAAGCATCGCGTTGTATCCGTCGGGCAGATGGCTGGGCGAGACCGGAAAGCAGTCGAATTATGAGAACATGCGCTATTTGGAACGTGCATATAATAGGCATGTCATGCGTATATCGCGTGAGCTTGTTTATGAGAATGGTACGCCTATGATTGTGGGGATTGATGGCAAAGTTTTATTACGATAGGTTGCGTCAAGTCATATTGCCGCGTGACGCAGACGTGAACATGATTATCGGCGCGCGTGGTTTGGGAAAGACCTATGGCGTACGCAAGTATTTCATTGAGGATTATATTCGCAATGGATATTGTTTCGTGGAAGTTGCGCGCTATCGTGAGGAATGCGATGATGTTGCGCGCAATTATTTCGACCGCATTGTGAACGATGACATTTTCCACGATTGGCTTTTCCGAACCACGACGAAGACGGCTGAAATAGCTAGAAAGCCACAGGATGAGAAGTCGAAACCGGAATGGAAGATATGCGGATATTTCATTCCACTGAGTTTGCAGCAGCAGAAAAAGAAAAGCACGTATGTCAACGTGCGTAACATCTGCATGGATGAGATTATCATCGACAACAACGACATTCACCATCATTATCTGCGCAATGAGTTCAACCAATTGGCGAATTTGGTCGATACCGTGACGCGTGAGCGTGGCGACACCGACAATCAAGGTTTGCGCAAGCCAAGATTGTTTCTGCTTGGCAATGCATGTGACGCGCGCAATCCATATTTTCAGCGCTATGACGTACCATTGGAGCCTGAATACGGTTTGCATTGGCTCGACGGGAAGACGTGTCTTTTCGATTACGTGGAGGATTCGGAATACGCGAAGTCGAAGACCACGAACACGGTGGCGGGGCGTATGCTCAAGGATGACGCGGACATTAGCGCGGGCAACCGGTTCATGTCGCATTCCGATGATTTCATCATGAAACCGCATGTGAGCCACAGCCGGTTCGCATATCTGTTCCGATGGCTGAAGCGCGACTACGCCGTGTATCTTGACATGGAATGCGGGTATGTGTTCATTTCCACAAGGTTCGACCATTCCCATCATGTTCAGAGATTCGCGTTGACACGGGATGACAACAAGCTGAATTATCTCACTGCGAACATCGCAAAGGAACTCATCCGCAATATCATCGATTACCATTCGCTTGGCTTGCTTCGCTATGACAAAGTGGATACGCAGCTTGAAATCAGCGACATGCTAAGAAATTTCGGTGTTAAATGATAATGTGCTATACTGTGTTGAAGCATATGATGTAAGGCGCTTGCAATCGCAATGCATAAAACATGCCGCCAACACCCACGGTTGACTCTCGATGGCGACATGAACCGATACAGGGAAAATCGAGTCGTTCGATTGCTTGAACGTGTTACGTCTCTTTATGCTATACTTGAGCCATGCGGCACGCCTTACCGTGCTTGCATGGCTTATTTAATATCCACTGCAAAGGGAGATGATAACAGCATGGCTTCTGAAAACGAAGATGAGAACGAGAACACCACCGTCGAAGATGAAACCAACGACGCCGGCACGACGAGCGACGACAAGGATTCGAGCGCCGTGAATGACGCGCGCGAGATTTTCAACGTCATTTCGGAAAAGCTCGATAAAATCATTACAAAAATCGATGACGCCATCGGCTCGATGGTGGAAAACGGCGCAACCGTTCGGGAGGGTGACGCCGATGATGGCGACGATGATGCCGACAATGAGCCGGAATCGTTGGAAGATATGGATTTCAAACTGTAAAGGAAAGACAATATTATGGCTGTGAACAATGCGACAATCCTTGACAAGATTCGACTTCAGGGCACGAACGACTATCAGCAACGTATCCCCCCGACAACTCAGATGGGCGTGGCGAACACCGTAAGGCACCTCTTCGACCCGATGAACCGGCAGTACATGAACGATTTCGTATGGAATCTCGTGAACCGCATCGGGCTTACCGTCATGGCGCAGAACGAACCGTTCAAGAACCCTCTCGCCGTTTTTAAAAAGGAAAACCTCTACTACGGCTCCACCGTACAGGAAATTGCCGTCAAGTGGATTAAGGCGCACGGATACCGTGACGACGCGGAAGACCTTCTGAAACTGCACCGTCCCGAAGCAGCGGTGTGGTTCTACGAGCAGAACCGCAAGGACTATTATCCGATTTCTTGGAACAGCGACGAGCTTCGTCAGGCTTTCACGGAAGAGTACGGGCTGAATCGGTTCATCGCGCAGATTATGGAAACGCCGCGAAACAGCGACAACTACGACGAGATGAACATCATGCTTGAGCTTATCCCGTGGTACGAGCGCGAGCTTGGATTCTACAAGGTGCATATCGACAAGGCGCCGACCGACGCGGAAAGCGCGAAGGCGCTGCTCAAGGAACTGCGGGCCACCGCCGGATTCATGCAATTCCCTTCGACGCAGTGGAACGCGTTGAACATCAATGAGATTCCGACGTATGCGACGCCGAATCAGATGGTGCTGCTGACCACGCCGGACGTGAGCGCTTCGCTCGACGTTGACGCGTTGGCCGCGTTGTTCCATGTTGACCGCGCGGATGTGCCGTACCGTGTAATCAATGTTCCGACGCTTGGCATTCCGAACGCGGTTGCTCTGCTCGTGAGCAACGAGTGGTTCCAAGTGCGCGACACTAACTACACCGTCACTCAGTTCAACAATCCGCAGACGTTGAACGACACCATGTACCTTCACCATTGGGGAATCTACGGCGTGTCGCCTTTCACGCCATGCGCGCTGTTCACCACCGACGCCGCAACCACCATTCCGGTTGTCGCGCAGACGGTGACCGGCGTGACTCTGACGGGCGACAAGACGGAAGTCGTGCCTGAGGATGTGGTGCAGCTCACGCCGAAGCTGACCGCTTCCCTCAGCCCGGCGAACGATGCGGTCAAGACCGCGCCGGATTCGGTCACCTATGACGTCACAGCGGCCTACACCGGAGCCAATTCGGCCACGCCGTTCCCGCTCGACCCGAAGGGTACTTATGTTGACGATTTGGACCGGCTGCACATTCAGAAAAAGCCGTGGGAGCATGTGGGCAAATTCCACATCACAGCCACAAGCACGTACATCAACCCGAACGGCACTACGCAGACCTACACTTCGACGCTCGAAATTACCGCGAAGAAACCTGAAGACGCGGAAAACTGATAACGGTTTGCTATAATGGGTTCGCACGATACTATTCGTGCGAACCCATTTTTTTGTTAGGAGCGTTTTTATGACTTTTCCGCATTTGCCCGATAGCACGCCATTCCCGGCGAACGACACGCATGTGTACCGGCAATACAGGAACACGTTCGACTACAATATGTGGACGCCCGACACACGGTTGAAGCTGTGCAATGTCAATTTCCGTGATGATTATCATGATGTGGTGAAATTCGCTGATGATGATGAACGGGATTCGTATTTCAAGAATTTGGATGGCGAAAGCGTCACGCTCACGTCAGCCATGTATATCGCACGCGCGGACAGCGATGGCGTGAAACTTCCCGTGCCGTATGCGACCATGCAGAAATACAATTATCTTGTAATCGATTTCACAAAGAACATCGGAAAATTGCCATTACAGGATGCTGATGTGCAGATAACGTATCATTATTTCATAACCGATATTCGCGCCGACAGCCCGAACACCACAACCGTGATGCTGGAACGTGATGTATGGACGGATTACATCAATCATGTGGATATTCGCAATCTCATGCTGAAACGTGGGCACGCTCCACTAGTAGAGACCACACCGTCGAAACTCTTGGAGAACCCGCTGGAAAATGCCACTGATATGCTTATGCCCGATGTATCGTATGATTCGGAAAACAACCGTGTGGCTACAAACATGGTAACGAATGCGAATGATGGCGAGATGTGCTTGTGCTTTGCGGTATCAGCGTCGTTAACACAGCTTTCGGCAATGTCGCGCTCGCATGGCACTGACATAACTGACACCTACCCCACGTATTCCGACAATGACGAAACAGTGCATGATTTCACATGGGGCGCCGGTGGCGTCGATACATCGAATTGCAAAGGCGCAAGCACAGCATATGCTACCGCTGACAACTTTACATCGAACAATCTGCATGTATATGCCATCGATTCAAAAACGATTACGGAATCATATTTCGACACATTGTTCAAATATTATCCGCACATTCTTGGCTCAATAAAATCTTGTTTCGTTATGCCAAAGCGTTGCATGACATTTAGTGATAATGTTGTTATTAATAATGTTGCATGGTATTCGGTATTTGGAAAAACGGATAATAAACTTTCCGATATTACATTAAGCAAGAATGATTTCAACATTCCGACTGAATACGCTAATATATCAAAACTATATGTGTCACCATACAGTATTCTTGAGATAACCGACAATCTTGGCTCAACCACGACGTTGCGAGTTGAAGATACGGGAACGTTGTCGATACGTGAATCGGTGACGCTCGCATATCCGCTTATTCGACGCATGATTTGGCTTAATGGTGTTGGAAACGATACAAGCACAGAAATAACAATGCGTCAATTGAATGGAGACTCAGTAACGCGAGAAATTCAAAATGGCGATATAATTGCAAGTATGCTTGCATGGAACATACCTACTTTCGCATTGCAGGTCGCAAACACTGACGTGCATAGAATGCAATCCTACAACAGCGAAATAAAACAGGCACGTGCGAATACGATAAACACGTATGAGAATAACGCCAAAAACGCGAACGTAAATCAATCGAACACACATCGCACAAGCGCTTCGATGATTGCGAACACTGCTACACGCAATAACTGCAATAACTCTGTTACAAATCGAATCAATACGGTCGAAACTGACGTAAAAGATACAAATAACGAAAAAATACAATTTGAATGTGACTCTCATATTGCGAAGATGACTAGTGACACGCTTTCGGATAGCGCGCTTCGCGACGCTAGTTATTCCGCTGATTTCGATTCGGTTGCCGCAAGCACAATCACGGGTTTTACACATGAAGCGATGGGAATCGCCGGCGGTGCTGTATCGGCACTGCTTGGTGATGTTAGAGGCATAGGCACCGCCATTGGCGGCGCGGTCAATGTTGGCCTCACCTCATACACGTCTAATGTCATGCTTTCCAACAATTCAAGACTGCTCAACGCAAGCATGACCAACGCCACCGAAAAGCAAACACATGCGATAACATTCAATCAAGCTGTTACGACTAAGGCGAAAGCTGTAGCCACCGATATTACAAATTTGACTAATGGAGCGCGTACAGATACTACGAATGCTCAGAATAATCGCGATACCGAAACGACCAATCGCACAAGTGGCGTGATGAATTCTAATGCTGATAATTCTCGTGAAGTACAGATTAATAATGGAAAGTCAATTCTTGTATTGGCTCAACATAATGCTGACGCCACGTATTCTGATTTAAATGTAATGGGCACAACGCAAGTTGGTGCTTATGATGATTTGTCGTTTGCCGATTCATTGGGAAAGCATGTGTTTTGCGTAAAGGTTCGCACGCAATCCTTGGGCGCGTTGTCCCGTGCGGGTGATTATTTCTCGCGTTTCGGTGTCGCGTCGAATAAGATTTACATGGAACCTACCTTGAACATGTGCAAGCATTTCACTTATTGGGAGTCTTCTGAATTGACGATTATCGGCGCTCGTGTGCTTCCGCGTTTCGTTTCCGTGCTGCGTGATATTTTTGAGCGTGGCGTGACGGTTTGGCGACACGCCGATGAAATCGGCAGAGTTGACATTCACAAAAATCTATAGTATATTTTAAACTGGATAGGAGTATCTATTATGGGACGTAAACGTAGTCGGAAAGAACCATTGAGCCGAACACAGCTCGAACAGGGTGCCCACCCTCAATTCAACCAAAGCCAACAGCTCAACAGCGACGCCTACAACATGGCATACAACCAAATGCTCAACATCGCGTTGAGCCGATTCAAATGGCTCAATCTTCCAAAGACATGCGACGCGTGGTTCCTAGAATATAATCTGCTCTACTTCGGATACGCGACAATCGCATTCCCGAACTCGCAAAAAGGCATATTCTACAGCACACAAGCAGTGACCGAATCCAACTACAACGTGTATTATAGGCCACGCAAATGGTGGTCATACGGTTTGAACGGATGGCGTTTCCCGGTCAACAACAACAACGGAGTGTTCATCTACTCCAATTCCGCACGCACCCCGTTGATTCCGACCATCAGATTCTTCGCGCACGAAATCGAAGATTTGTACATGGTGCGACGCCAAAACCGTTTCCACCAAAAAATCCCGTTCATTCTCGAAACGCCACCCGCACAGGAAAACGCGGCTGTGCAACTGCTCAAGGAAATGAGCGGTGGCGAGCTTGCAATCATGGCGACAAACGGGTTCAGCGATTCAATGCGCGCGCAAGTCTTGCAGACGGGCGTAAAATACATTGGTGAGGAAGTGCAACAGGATATCCAGAACACTTGGAACAACTTCTACTTGGCCCTTGGCATCAGCAACATCCCGGTCATGAAGACCGAACGTCAGACCTCAACGGAAATAAAAACGTTGAACGAGCCAAGCGACATGCGCGCGTTAAGCGAATTGAACGCGAGACGCGAAGCGTGCGACACGCTCAACACAAGATTCGAGAAATACCTTTCCGAACCGATTCAGGTTGTTTGGAATGAGGATAACTATTCGGACAACTACAATTACTGGAACAACATCGAGCGTCAGATGGGAGTCGATGATGACATTGCCTGACATTCCATATTACGAGCCAAGCGAGCAAATCGACGAATTCCACACCGCGATAAACATCACGTTCGGTGAACTGATGGACACACGAAACGGCGTGGACTGGACCGACCCGAAATGGTCATGGCGCGACATGGCATACGATGACGAGCAGTACCGGCGCTGCTGTAGGAAAATCGAAAATCGATATTACGACCGAACTTTGGGCGTCTTGCCAATGTCACGATGGCTGCGGCACTTCCATCGCATAATCGACGAGACAATGCCAATGCTGAAACCGCTCTACAAGGCAATCGACGAAAACAACGGCGCGATTCTCACAAGCAGCGACACCTACTCGAAACACCGCAGTGTGTTCTCGGACTTTCCAGCGACGCAATTGGCGGAAGCCCAAGACTATGCGAGCAATGCAACAGACCATCAATCGGAAACCATTGTGAACGGCGACTACATGGAAAAAGCGCAACGCATAATAAACGGCGAATACGTGGACGTGGATATAATATTGCTGGACAAACTAGATGAATGCTTCTCGTGCATAATCACCACAAACATTAACTGTTATTAAAGAAAGGAATAAAACATGTTTCCCAGCATCTTGAATTTCGTACCATTCTATGCGGTATGGAATTATACGCCGGAAATCCCGAATTTTTATTACAATGCCAAAAGTCAAGAGCAGATAGTAAAATACCTCTGCACCGAATACGACAAGCTCGTACACTACTGCGACATGCTTTCGGACAGTGAGAACGAAACACGCGACGCGGTGAACAAGCTTGCCGAACTGTTCAGAAAATTCCAAGAATCAGGATTCGACGACTACTACAAGGCGCAAATCGAATCATGGATATACGAGCACATGCCAAGCATCATAGGCAAGGCAATGCAAATGGTGTTCTTCGGCATCACCGATGACGGATACTTCTGCGCATACGTGCCGGAAACGTGGTCACAGATAATGTTCGACACCGACCAAGTGTATGCATCGCCCACCTACGGACACCTCATATTAAGTTTCAACGTACAACCGCTCAACAAATAAAAAATGAAAGGAAAAACATCATGTCACAAGAACCAATCTATCCGGTCAAGCAATACATCGGCGCGCGATACGTACCCCTATTCGCTGACCCCGCGGAATGGGACAACACTAAAACATATGAGCCGTTAACCATCGTATTGCACGACGGCAACTCATACACCTCACGTCAATACGTCCCCGCCGGAATCGGCATAAACAACAACGCATACTGGGCATTAACCGGCAACTACAACGCACAAATAGAAGCATATCGCAACGAAGTGTCACAATATGACGCGCGTATAAACGATGTGCAAACGCAGGCGACAACGAACAAGCAAGATATAGCAGCCCTAAACACGACAATCCATACATTACAAAACACAACCGTGCAAACCGTGGAAAACACGCCAATCGTCTTTATAGGTGATTCAACCACGCAAGGATACGGCGCAACCACGCCCGCCACTGACCGCTGGACGACAAAAATATGTGACTACTTCCATGCGGAACAGCACAATTACGCAGTCGGCGGTAGTGGGTTCACAGTAAACGGACAATCTGAAAAAGGACGCTTCGATTTGCAAGCACAAACCGCGGCAAACGACACTCGATTCGACCACACTAAAGTGCGGCTCATATTTATTTCAGGCGGTGTAAACGACAACAAAACGGCACCCGACACCGCAGCGAAAACTAACGCAGGAATATGCTTGACCACACTACGCACCGCGTTCCCTAATGCCAAAATCATGGCAATAATAGGCGTCTCAGGAAACCTAGAATACGGCAAACATGCACTAGGCGACATTGGCATCATAAACCGTATTCCATTCTATCGCGACATGATACAATACATGCAGCAACAAAATTGCGCCACAATAGACGGATGGCGGCTAATATCAACCAACATAAACATGCAAGCAGATGACCGCGTACACCCCAACACAAACGGATACGCGTACATAGCCGGACAAGTCTTAAACACACTATTAGGCGGTGCAATCACATACGAAGACTCTAACTACGTATGGGACTTAACGTCGTATTCGTCGGTCGATTCATCTCTAAACGTTCAATGTCAGCAAAACACAATAACATTACAAGGTCGCTTGAACTACACTTTTAAGGAAGACGACACCGGTTACGGTACGCAAAACGGAACGGCAACGCTAATAACGTTGCCTAAGTTTATGCGATTCAATAAGGCAATTTACATCCCTAGTACAGTATACACAGCCAACTATTTTTACACCTCAATCGGGTATCTGCAATGCCGTGTAAATTCCAATCACATCCCAGTATTGGAAGCAGTGGCACACTTCAATTCAAATATCACAACCTCAACAAGTATACAGGTGTTAGTTAATTGCACACTACCCCTATACGGCATATAACACAAAAGCCCCCGGCAAACACCGGGGCTTTTTTTGTTGTTTATATATCATTCATCTCCCTTGACTTTATTGTTACCATTCAAGCTTTAACTAACTCATAACGGTCCCCCTTAACCACATCAAACCGACCAAGCTTAAGCCCATAATCAGCAAGGAAATCGTTAGCGGAATACTCCCAATCAATGCCGCAAACCGCCCCGCAAATGCCGGTAATCCGTTCTGCATCATTATCATGAAATAAGTCATAATCGGCATCCACCCAAAGGTCAAAATACCAAGTATCGTCCCCAGTTTGTTGCCACATGCCAAAACCGGTGATATTGTCGGCAAATATCAACGAAGTCCAACCTTCGTCACCCTTAACGACAACCAAGTCAACCGGTATTGCATTATTGGTATAAATATCAACCGCTGTTATAATCATTTTATTTTTCCTTTCAAGGAAAGCCCCTAGGTTATCGTCCTAGGGGCTTTTACTTTGTCGCTCACGCCGCTTCGAACGCTTCGATAAAATCGTCATTAGGAAACGCGTCGCAATCCGCATACCGTTCAATGGTCATATCATTGACAAAAGCCACATGATGCAAATCCTCAACAATCGCATCAACGTCAAACTCTTCAATGGATTGGTCACTGTTCATAATGTAATCTTCAACGTAATCCTTAATAATGCTATCGTTAATCATTTCATTTTTCCTTTCGCTCGAAACCAATGTTTTTGATGAATACCAAAGAGGGCTATACACCCTCTTTGATAAAGTGTTCAGTATCGACCATAACCGATGAAACGGCATTCATACAACCACTCAAAATCGGGAATACTGTGACACTGCGGATGCCTGGACCGGAACGTGCTCACGGGAACGCACAGCACGTAATCCTCCAGTTCCGTGAAGATGAACGCCATGAAATAATCATCCGACTTGACACCATGCGAAAGCATGTAGTCAAAATGTGCGCCGTTGCACAGAGTAATCCCCCCGTGTTCGCACGGCACGTAAATGTCAGCTTGACGCATAATCCACCCCTTACAGTAGAGCCAATAGAAGCGTGAGCAGTCGGGAATCGAACCCGAATGGAACCGTGCCAACGGCAGCCCTGACTGTGGTTCAGTTATCCCCGCAGTCTAGATAGACCTGAAACATTGCTCGGTGCAGTTGACATGAGGTGCAACCACCATGCGGCATTTCAGGGTCGATGATTTGCGTGACGTCATAATCAAACGGGTAGTTTGCGCTCATCCACGCGTGAACTGCGTCACTGAGCGTTTCCACGTTCGCGACATAGTACACCGCCATGTCGCGAGTGTCCTGAACGTACGCGCTCCTTGTGCGTTCGAGCTGACGCGGGGTCAACTCTGTCTCTTATACACATCTCCGAGC